TAGTGGGCTACTTTATAGACCAGGACCCGGCACCGATGATGGTGTTACAGCCGACCGTCGATATGGCAAAGACCTGGAGCCATGACCGGCTAGCGCCTATGGTTAGAGATACACCGGCGCTCAAGTCACTAATTGCAGATAACAAAAGCCGGGCGTCAAGTAACACGTTATTCCACAAATCATTCCCTGGTGGGCACATTACAATGACCGGCGCCAATTCACCCACCGGCCTGGCGTCGCGTCCCATACGCATTGTCTGTTGCGACGAGGTGAGCAGATACCCGCAAAGTGCAGGAGCCGAGGGCGACCCGGTTAACCTAATCAGAAAACGGACAACGACATTCCACAATCGCAAAATCGTATTGACCAGCACGCCCACCTTAAAAGGCGCTTGCAGAATAGAACAAGAATTTAGCGTATCAGACCGGCGTTATTACGAGGTGCCGTGCCCACATTGCCAGCATGAGCAAAGGTTGAAATGGGCAAACGTGCAATGGCCGGAGGGGAAACCCCAAGAAGCCGTGATGGTGTGTACAGAGTGCGGCGGCGTGATAGAAGATAAACACAAACCCAAGATGATTAAAAACGGCAAGTGGGTGGCCGAGTTACCAGGAGGAAAAATTGCCGGGTTTCATTTAAACGAATTATATAGCCCCTGGCGAACCTTTGCCGACGTGGCCGAAGATTTTGCAGAAGCCAAAAAGAACCCGGAGACATTAAAAACCTGGGTCAATACTTCCCTGGGCGAAACCTGGGAAGAAGCCGGCGAAAGTTTGAGCGAGCATTTATTGTCGGAGCGCAAAGAAAATTATGCTATCGACGCGATACCGCCAGAAGTGCTTTTATTAACAGCCGGCGCAGACATTCAAAAGGACCGCATTGAGGTTTCAATTGTCGGGTGGGGTTTGGACCAGGAGTGTTGGATTTTAGACCATGTGGTGATTTATGGGGACCCGACACAACAAAAGATTTGGCATGAGTTAGAAGAGGTTTTGACAAAAACTTATGATGGCCACAGAATAGCTGGCGCGGCAATCGACAGTGGATATTTGACCGAATACGTTTACCAGTTCACAAAGCCCAGGAGCAGCCGCCGGGTGTTTGCCATTAAAGGCCAAGCGGGGATGGGCAAGCCATTAACCACCAAACCAAAGCCAGTGGGGCGCACCAGGACGCCCATGTATACGGTCGGAGTGGATACCGCCAAGCGGACCATTTATGCCAGGTTAAGGTTGACCAGTGGTGAGGGATATATTCACTTTGGCGTGGACTTTGACGATGAATATTTCCAACAGCTAACGGCCGAAAAAATGGTGACTAAATACCGGCGCGGTTTCCCGGTCATGGAGTTTGTCAAAACAAGAGATCGAAACGAAGCGCTTGATTGCCTGGCGTATGCCTATGCTGCCCTGGATAATTTAAACGTCAAACTGGCCGCATTGGCTGCAAAGCGCAAGCAAAAGGCAAATGCGGTAGCGGTAGAGCCAGAGCAGGAAAGCCCATTAGCTAAACCACCACCAGTGAAAAGAACTAAGAAAGTGAGGTCAAGGAAAGGTGGGTTTGCTACCAGATACTAACTGGCAGCATTAAGAGAGTCGGAAACCCATGCCGCTAAACTTTTCCCTTTGGCGGCTTGTTCCCATTTTTGTTTTTCTTCTGGCGTGCAACGGATTTGCAAGCGAACAGATTTGGTAATGTTTTTTGCAGCGTTTTTTTGGCCAGCCATGCCATGTGGTTTTTTCATATTTATACTTCTATAAAATCATCAAATGCTTTTCTAAGTTCGACACATTGGTGCCCACTATATGATTTGACAAAGTCTTTAGCCTCGTTTAATTCTAAGAAAAAACAATTTGAAAGGTCATGGCTAATTGCTTCTTTTGCTGCATCAATTTCGGTATCAGCATCTTTTAAAGAATAGCACTCAGTCTGACCAGACCATCCAACAACGATAACCTTTTTATCTTTCTTTAAAATATCATTGTATTCATCGGGTATTTCGTCACCAAAACAATCAACGGCATTTTCGATGGTCCATTCCTCATAACAAAAATCATGGACATTTGATGCCATTTCGATTAATTCCTGGTCATTGTTTACGCTCCAAACTACAGGGCGGCTTTGATGTGGTATTTCTAAAATTATTGTTTGCATTTTATTCCCCTGGGGCCGAAGCCCCGTTATTAATTAACTTTTTACATAATTCCACTTTCGTTTTCTTCATCAAAAGAATTCCAAAAAGATTTCTTTTTAGGGGTGTTTATTTTTTTAGTTTCGGCATTAAGTCGTTCAGCTATTTCTATTTCAGTTTTATTATTTCTAAGCATTGCATTTGTTATGGTCATAATTTGCATATCGCTTAGTGTCTTATCTACTGTTTGATTTTTGTTGTTCATATAATGCTCCGCTTTTCTGTGTTTCGATTCAATAACTATATTGTACTGACAAATTGAATAGATTACAACCTTTTTATTGAAAATAAATAAAAACAAAGCGCGCTTATATACGATTGACATTAAAAGCAGATACGCCTATGCCTTTCGGCATTAGATCAAAGGCGTTTTTGTGCATGGCAAACCTATTTGATACTGCAAATTATCCAGGGCGTGAACCATTTTCACTGGTTATTGGCGACCGCTGGACTTGGAAAAAAGACGATTTTAGCGATTACCCATCATCCGCTTATACCCTTAAATATTCTTTTCGATTAGATGGTGCCGGGGCAACCGAGATTCAGATCACGGCCAGCGCCAATGGGACCGCCTTTAAAATCGAAGTGGGCGCAAGCACAACGGCAAACTACACCGCCGGCAATTATCAATGGCAATCCTATCTAACGCGCAACAGCGATAGCGAGCGCATCACCATTGACAGTGGTTACATTGAAGTCAGACCCAACCGGGACCTGGCAACAACCGACCCGCGAAGCCATTACAAAATTGTATTAGACGCCGTGGAAGCCGTGCTAGAAAAACGCGCCACAAAGGACCAGGAAGCCTATTCCATTAATGGTCGCAGCCTTACTCGCACATCTATAGAAGAATTAATGAAATTGCGCGATACCTACCGTGGTAAATATGTCGCCGAAATTAACCGGCACCGCGCCAAGAAAGGTTTGGGCCATCATGGTCGCCTACTAACGAGGTTCTTATAAAATGGGCTGGTTTAGTAAAGCCGACGAAGCGCCAAAAAAGCGCAAGCAAAAAATGAATAAGCGACGTTATGACGCTGGAATTATTGACCGTCTAACGGGTGATTTCAAAGGGTCCACATTATCTGCCAATGGTGAGTTGATTAACACTTTGCCATTAATGCGCGGACGGTCGCGTAATTTGTGCATGAACAATGATTATGCCAGGAAGTTTTTAGCCATGACGTCGGCTAATGTCGTGGGCACCCATGGCATTAAAATGCAAGCCAGGTCCAGGCGTGAAGATGGAACACTGGACCGCCAGGATAATATGTCGATTGAGGCCGCATTTGCAGCCTGGTCGAATATTGAAAACTGTACAGTGACCGGGCGACAGACTTGGATTGACGTTCAAAATATGGCCATTAAAGCGATTGCGCGCGATGGTGAAGTTTTAATAATCATGGTCCGGGGATTTAAGAACGACTTTGGGTTTGCGCTCCAGGTGATCGAAGCCGATCAATTAGACGAAACGCTAAACAAGAATTTAAGCAACGGCCACCGTATTGTCATGGGCGTCGAGTTAAATGAATGGGGCGCAGCCGTTGCGTACCATATCAGCACTAGCCACCCTGGCGATAATATAACCATATTCAACAATCGCCATTACAAGCGCGTGCCAGCGGCCGACGTGTTGCACCTATACATGGCCGAGCGCCCAGGGCAAGCCAGGGGCGTCCCCTGGATGCACACCGCGATAAACAGATTGAACCAGGTTGGCGCGTATGAGGAAGCCGAGCTAATTGCGGCGCGTATTTCTAGCAGCAAAATGGGCTTTTATACGTCCCCGGACGGCGATCAGTATGTGGGTGATGAGGACGACGACGGCAATTTATTGATGGATATGGAGCCAGGAGCCATGGAGCAATTGCCCCAGGGCGTGGACTTCAAAGCATTCGATCCACAACATCCAACGAGCGCCTACCAGGCGTTTATTAAAACCGCTTTGCGTGGTGCAGCCAGTGGCCTAAACGTCGCCTATAACACCCTGGCAAACGACCTAGAGGGCGTTAACTTTTCCTCCATACGGTCTGGCGTCCTAGAAGAAAGGGAACAATGGCGAACCATCCAAAATTGGCTATCAAATCAACTTTGCCGCCCGGTCTATCGTGCCTGGTTAGTTCAAGCACTGACAACCCAAGCCCTGGCGCTACCACAGCGGAAGTTTGAAAAATTCACAAATGTCGAATTCCAGCCGCGAGGATGGGCCTGGGTTGACCCACTCAAAGATCAGCAAGCATCAAAATTGGGAATTGAGATGGGCATCATGTCCAGGACCGAAGTTGCGGCGTCAGCCGGCCGAGATTTTGAAGATACTCTGGCGCAGCTACAAGCAGAAAACGAATTATTAAAGCAGTACGGTATAGCCGTCGAACAAGTCGAAACCCCAGGGGGGACCAATGACGAACAAGACGATTAAAACAGGCTCTTTGCATCGATCGTTTGATCTATCCAGGGACGCAATTAATGAGGAAGCCAGGACAGTTGAATTGGCTTTTTCAAGCGAGGCACCCGTGCAGCGGTGGTTCGGTGACGAAATCCTGGACCATGACGCCAAATCCATTCGCCTTGGCCGGTTGAATGACGGCGGCCCGGTCCTGGTAGATCACGATGGCACAGATCATGTGGGCGTCGTTGAGTCGGTGGTGATTTCTGGCGACCGCGTTGGGCGGGCACAGGTTCGTTTTGGGAAAAGCGACCGGGCAGAAGAAATTTGGCAAGACGTAAAAGACGGCATCCGAAAGTCTGTTTCCGTGGGTTATCGAATCCACAAAATGGCTTTGGAATCTGAAAAAGACGGCATGGAATCTTATAGGGCAACCGATTGGGAGCCATTCGAAATAAGCATGGTGAGCATTCCAGCAGACGCCGGGGTCGGCATTGGCCGGGGCGGTGATGGTGAGCATCAAACCGAAGTAACTAACATTCAAATTAAACAAGTTGAGGAATCCAAAATGGATACAAAAGCACCAGAAGTCGCACCAGTTGTCGACAATACATTTGCAATTGAGGACGTAAGAAAAGCCGAATTGGGCCGCATCACTGACATTGAAGCAATCGGAAACCAGCACGGTTTTGAAACCGACGCACGCGCAGCAATCACTAGCGGACAGTCTGCTAATGAGTTTCGCAGCCATGTGTTGAACAATATCAGCAAGCCAGCGCCAGTTGTTTCTACTGACATTGGTTTAACCGAAAAAGAAGTTCGCAATTTCTCCTTTATGCGCGCCATTCACGCATTAGCTAACCCAAGTGATCGTCGCGCACAAGATGCGGCAGCGTTTGAATTTGAAGCGTCACGCGCAGCGGCAGACCAAATGGGCAGAACAGCTCAAGGTTTGTTTGTGCCAACCGAAG